CGACGGCTCGTTTTTTGGCGAACGCTGGGTAATCGAAGACTTTGACATCGAGACCCTAAAGGCAACCGCGCGCGGCCGGCCTGTGCGCATGAAAGTCTCGGCCAACCTCAAGGAGGTACCACAGCTAAGCCCACTCAGCTTCTTCACTCAATCGGCGAAAGCCGTCGCCATCGGGCTCACTGGCGCCGGCGTCAACGTCAATGTCGTGGTGCGGTGATGGCGCAATATCTGCAGCATGTTACCGGGCCGAACGAGCGCTGGGATATGATCGCCTATCGCTACTATGGCGACGCCAATCGCACGCATCCGATCATCCGCGCCAACCGTAATCTCTTCGTCGCCGATCTGAGCGCCATTCCGACAGTTCTTCCGGTTGGATTGACGCTGCTGATCCCGGTGCTCGATCCGGAGCCGATTGCCGCCGAGCTTCTGCCGCCATGGAAAAGGGGTGCAGCAGCATGACGCTCATCCTGCCTCAACCCTCCCAGCCGATCTTCCGCCTGATCTATAAAGGCATCGATATTTCGGACGATCTCAGCCCTCATCTTGTCTCGTGCACCTATACCGACAAGCTCGATGACGAGGCAGACGAAATCGAAGTCAAGGTGCAGGACAAAGACGGACTGTGGCGCGGGCCGTGGTGTCCAGAGCATGGCGACAAGGTCTCTCTATCGATTGGCTATAAGCCGGCGATCCTCGTCCCGTGCGGCGAATTCGAAATCGACGAGCCCAACGCCACGCTTGGCCGCGACGGCGATGAGTTCACCTTTCGCGGCGTGGCCGCGCCCATCTCCCAGGCTCTCAGAACCAAGAAGACGAAAGGCTTCGAACAGCAAAGCCTTAAGCAGCTGGTCCAGAAAGTAGCGGCAGAGCACGGCTTCACAGTCGTCGGCACCGTGCCTGACATCATGTTCAACCGCATCACTCAACGGCGCGAGCGCGACCTTGAGTTCCTGTCTCGGCTAGCATCGAGCTATGGCGCTTATTTTTCCGTCAAGGGCAAGCAACTCGTGTTCGCGAAGCGGGAGGAAGTGCATTCGCGCGACGAGGTGATGACAATTCGCGCCGAGAGTGGCGATTACATCTCGGCCGACCTCAAATTCACCGCGCATAAAACCTACTCGAAGGCCAAAGCGACCTATTTCGAGGGGAACACAAAAAAGAAGATCGAAGTCGAGGTCGAGGACAGCAAGGTCAAGAATGGCGACACGCTGCGCATCGACGATCGCGTCGAGAACGAGAAACAGGCGCGCGCCATGGCAAAAGCAAAGCTCGGCAAAGAGAACGACAAGAAGCAGAGCGGCAATCTGGAGCTGCCGGGTAACCCTTATGTCGTCGCCGGCCAGGTGATCGCGCTCGATAGCGGCTTCGGGAAATTCGCCGGGCGCTATGTCGTCAAGCAGTCGCGCCATCAGATTTCGCGCAGTGGCTACACAACCAATATCGAGATCAACTCGGTCGAGGAACAAGCGGCAAGCAAGAGCGGAGGCACCGGCTCCGGCTCGTCTTCGTCGTCGACGTCGAGCGATCGTCTCGGTTTCGCTTCACCAGCGCAAAGGGCATGAGATGAGCAATGCACCGGTCAAGCGCGGGATCGTTCGGGAAGTGAGCGCCGATCACCGCTATCGCGTCGAGTTCATGGACGAGGACGGCGTCGTGTCGTTCTGGCTCGACGGCCCGTCATCGGGCACGAGCGGCAAGCGGGCACGGCCGGCTGCATTCAAGCCCGGCAGCCAGGTATGGTGCATGGTCGACTGGCACGGCGAAGACGGGTGCGTTGTCCAGGGTGCTTTCTCGCAGGCCGATCAGACGCCGAACACGGTCACCGAGAACGATCATGTCACCTATGAGGATGGCGCGATCGCCGAGCATGACCCGACGACTAAGGTCAATCGGTTGCAGCTCAAAGGCGACACTGCGAAGCGTTATATCGAAGTGAAAGGCAGCGGCGGCGTGCCGACACGCGTGCTGATCACCCCAGAAGGCATCTTCGTCAACAAGCCGGTAACTGTCATAGACATCGACGATATCCCGGTCCGGGGAGCGCGGGGGTGACGCTGTCCCCTCAACCGCTCCCTCCCGCGCGCGCGATATGGTTGCCATGATCGACCGCAACACCATCCCGTTTCAGCATTGGCAGCCGCGCCTTGGCCGCAATGTCGCGCCGCCGGCGAGCGTGCTCGGGGAGATCGTGTTCGGGCTCGACGATGTAGAACAGTCGATCAACACCATCATTCTGACTCAGAAAGGATCAGTGCCGACCGACCCTGAAAAATGCACCGATCTCGCGCCCTATATCGACAGGCGCCCCGACTACGCCATTCCGAACATCACCCGTGAAATCTTCGACGCGATCAGGATTTGGGAGCCGCGCGTCGTCGTCGAGGAGGTCAAGGTCACGGCCGAGGATTTCGACCATTGGCGCTTTCCTGTGTTCTGGCGTCTGCGCTCCGATGTCGCGCGTGAGGTGCGCCGGACGATCGTTCTCCTCCCTGGCGACCGCATACCGGGAGGATCGGCATGAGGGTTGACGATCCCGGCCCCTATTCGCTTGGCGCTCTGCAGGCAATTACGCCGCCGCCCTTTTTCACGACCGACGCGCAAGTGTGGGTGCAGCGCCTGGTCGCACAATTCGAAGCCGCCACCGGCCGCACGCTTTATCCCATGCAAGTCGAGATGCTCCTCATCGAGACGCTTGGCTATGCGATGAGCGTGCTCGGCGAAGAAGGACAGATGGTGGGCGAGCAGCACCTTGTGGCGCTCGCAGATATCGACGGCCTGGAGAAGCTTGGCCCGAACCGGTCGACGCCACGCTTGCCTGCCGCAAAAGCGCGCGCCACCGAGCGTTTCTCGATTGATGCTCCACGGCCGGAAGCCGTCTTCGTGCCACAAGGGACGCGCGTGAGCGCCGGGGGGCAGGTGATTTTCGTCACGCTCTCGCCAGCAGTGATTTCGATTGGCGCAACCACAGCGGATGTAACCGTCGAAGCCGAGCTCGAAGGCGTTTCAGGCAACGACTTTATTGAAGGTCAGATCAGCACCATTCTCGATCCCGTTGCCGGCGTGTCTGCCGCCAACATAACCAAAAGCAGCGGCGGCGCAGACATTGAGGACGTTGAACTTTACCGGCTGAGGCTTGCCAATGCCTTCGAGCGTATCAGCACGGGCGGCTCGTTGGCCTGGTACCGCGAAACCGCCATCGGTGTGTCATCGGCCATTGTTGACGTTGCGGTGATCCGGCCCGAGCCCTGCTATGTCGACATCTATCCTTTAACGCTCGCCGGCGCGGCGGATGTCGATTTGCGGGCGCAGGTCGCCGCGACCTTTAATACCGCCGATGCGCTCGATATCCGCTTCGGCGATGAGGTCACGATCAAGCCACCAGTTGCTGTCACTGGCGCGCCGGTGCTGACTGTGCGCGGACGCGGCCTATCGTCGACGATCGAAGCGGATGCGACAGATGCCGCTCAATCCATTCTGGACGGCTGGCGTCAGCGGCTCGGCTCCACCATTGCGCCGTCTGACGTTGAAACAGCAGTCAAGAAGCTGACCGGCGTCGTTGATGCTGAATTGACGGGCCTGCCGTTTCAGCAACTCGGCCGGTCCGAATTCCTGGTCTGCACCTCCTTTGCCGTCAACGTGGTGGAGCTGCAATGACAGAGCGCGTCGAGGCTAGCCTTGTTCCTCCATCGGTTGCCGACGAACGCGGCAAGGCGTTCGGCGCGATCATGGCTGAGGCTATCGCCGATCCGGATTTCAAATCGCTGCTCTTCGAGCGCATCGACGATGTCAACGCGGCGGTTCTCCCGTTCCTGATCCGTGAATTTTCAATCGAGGAATTCGTCGACCCTGAAATGAGCGAGGCAGTGATCCGCCGCTTGCTCAAAGGCGCCTTCGAACTGCATGCCCGCAAAGGTTTTATCGATGCGGTCCGCACCGGGCTCGGCTTTCTTGGCGTGCGTGTCAAAAGCTGGACGCAATGGTTCGAAGCAGTCCCGCCGGCCGCGCCAGGCACCCACGTCGCGCACCTATCCGTCGATGAGGTTGTCTTCGAGGCGGAGGGAAACGCTATCACCGCGAGGCTGCAACGCGCCATCGGCCGCATGATCGACGGCACGAAGCGGTACAGCCAGGATGTGACCATCCGCTTCGCGGCTGAAGCGGAAACCAGTTTATTCGTGGGCGCGACAATCCTCTCACGCATATCGATCCGGCCAACAGTCGATCCGATCACAACCCTTGTCGGTTCTCCTCCCGTCTTCGTCGCAGCCGCAGTGCACACGCAGTTGCGCATTTCCCCTAAGGTCTGAGATATGAGCGAATTCGTCGGCATTGTTACAAATATAGGCCAACAGAAGATCGCAGCTGCAATCGGCGGCGCGGCGCTCAACCTGACGACGATCCGGGTCGGCGACGGAAACGGCGCGGCTATCACGCCGGCGCCAGCTATGATTGACCTCGTCCATCGCGTTGGCGCCGCCTACCCAATTATCTCTTCCGGCCGCGATGCAACAAACCTGACGCACTGGCGCGTCACAGCGCTGATCCCTGCCGCTGACGGCCCATTCGATATCCGCGAGATCGGCGTATTCGACGCCGCCGGCGACATGATAGCGATCGCCAAGCATGTGCTGGTTGAAAAACGATCTCCCGATCAAGGCGCAGCCGTCGAATTGACGACAGACATCGTCTTTCCGGTCTCTGAGACCGCACAAGTGACCGTTCAAATTCAGCCCTCAGCGGCCGTCTCTGTTCTGCAATTGCTCCGCGCTGGCTTCTGCACGGTTGAGAGCGCCGCTATCGCCAATCCGCCTGCCAATCCAGCGCTCGGCGCGACTTACGTTGTAGCGGCTAGTCCGACCGGAGCATGGGCTGGGCTCACCAATCGCCTCGTCCAATGGAACGGCACCGTGTGGGTATCGGTCGACGTGCCCCAGGGCTTCCTGGTCGTTGCCCAGGACAAGGCCGTCAACGATCCATCTCGCTGGCTGCGGCGCGTTGCCGGAGCCTGGGTCAATGCGTCTGCGGATGAGGCGACCTACGGCGTGACGTTGCTCGCGACCAAAGCGGAGACGCAAGCCCGCGTCGTCAATTCCAAGGCAGTTCACCCGCGCGCGCTCACGAGCGTTCTCGGCGCTGGTAACGATTTCCGAACGGTTATCAACGCGTCGACCGCCGCGTCGCCGGCCAATCCGGCGACTGGCGACGCCTATCTCATTGCGGCAGCCGCAACCGGGGCCTGGGCAGGCCACAGCGGCAAGATCGCTACATGGGACGGCGAGGAGTGGATCATCGAGCAGCTGCGCCTAGGCGGGCGAGTAGTGGATCGCTCGCAGCCTCTTTCCTCGCTCAACCGGGAGCTTCGGCAGTTCGCGGCTCTGGCCTGGACGCCGGTCCAGGCGAGCGAAGCGGAAACCGGGCACGTACAACTCGCCACAAAAGCGGAGACGCAAGCGCGCGCCATCAACTCAAAAGCCGTGCATCCGCGCGCACTCACCGGCATCGTCGGTGCCGGCAATGATTTTCGCACCGTCATCAATGCTGTGACGGCCAATCCGCCCGCCAACCCGGTGAGCGGAGACGCCTACCTCGTTGCGGCCGCCGCGACGGGCGTCTGGGCCGGGCATACGGGTAAGATCGCTACATGGGACGGTGAGGAGTGGATCATCGAGCAACTGCGCCTCGGCGCGCGTGTGATCAACCGTTCGGTTGCGATCACACAGCCAAGCCGGGAATTGCGCCAGACAGCAGCACTCATCTGGGATGCGGTACAAGCTAGCGAAGCGAATTTCGGTCACGTCCGGCTGGCCACAGCAGCCGAGGTAACGGCTGGCGTCGACGCCACGCTCGCGGTGAGCCCCGCGAACCTTATAAACTATGTGGCGCCAGCAATTCGGCACCGGCGCATGTCGGCCATTTTGCCCGCAAACAAGACGATGGCCAGCACCTGGAATTTCGTCTCCGAATTAGTGCTTGATGGCGCTTCGACGCTGACTGCATCCGCCTTCGCAAGCGGCGGTCTGACGATCGGCGCCGCTGATGCCGGGCTCTACCTGCTCGACTGGCGCACGGTGACCGATGCCTCGGTTAACTCGGGCGAAATCAGCATCTATCTCAATGGCAATCCTATTGCTTTCGCCACCGGCTACGCATCAGGGTTCGGCATCAATCATACGCTGGCATTTACGGTAGCGCTCGCCGCCGGCGACCTCGTCAGGCCAGCCATTTACGACAGTCCGGGCGGTCAGTCGCTGCTGAGCGGCGTCACGCGATTTTCAGCCGTCCGTCTCAGCGCAGCATGAGGATAAGATGAGCACGCTTCAGTTAAACGCAGCAAAAATCGCATATGTCCTCGTAAGCCTTTCGGAAGCCGATCGCCGGCGGCTGATTGTCGACGGCGACGCGCTCATTGCGCCTGACGATCTTGATGACACGATCTCCTCGCTCGCGGCGGTGAAAGCTGCTGACATGAATAGCGCGCTGCTCGCTGCCGCCAAAACGCGGGCATCAGCCGCGATTATCGCCTTCGCGGACACGGTCACCAGCCGGATTACCGCGCGCTACCCAGCGGCGGAAGTCGCATCGTGGCCAACACAGGAAATGGAAGCGCGCGCCGTCAAAAACGGCGGCGGGCAAGCATCTGCACCGCTGTTGCAGATGCTGGCTGAGGCAGCCGACGAGACGCTTGATGCGTATGCCGATAGGGTGCTTGCCAAGGCGACCGAATACCGCGCCGTAGTTACCGCTGCGAAGGCAATCCGCGACCAGGTTGAGGCAGCCGTGACAGCAGCAAGAACCGCCGATGAAATCGATGCGTCGTTGGCGACGGCAAAAGCAGCCGCCGAAGCCAAAGCATCCGAACTTGGGCTTGCCTGATGTCGTCTTTCACCGGGTCTCTGATCATCGAAGAACTACAGCCTGGCCGTCTGTGGCGCCTAGCACAGCCCCTGCGCTATGAAGCCGGCGCTGCCGGTTCAAATCGATGGATCGAAATCCCAGTCGGCTTTGAAACCGACGGTGCGACGATCCCGGCGCCGCTGCGCCTGGTGCTCGCGGTCTGGGGCACATACGGCCGCGCCGCTTGCTTGCATGACTATTGCTACGGTTTGCTGCTCGCCGACATGCCGCTTGCTGAAATCCCAACGCGCCGTGCCGCCGATCGCGAGTTCTACATAGCGATGCGTGCCTGCGGCACCTCGCGCGCCCTAGCTCTGCTGATGTGGGCATCGGTGCGCGCCTTCGGATGGCTTTATCTCAGCCCCTGGGCAAGAGGCGCCATTGTTGCATTTAACTACGGCTTATCGCTTGCAAGGAATTGGCGGACCGGCCGCCAACTCGAAACTAACCCTGCTGGACGGCGGGGAACCGGAGGTTGAACCCCTCCGGTCCACGGGCCTCAAGCTTGGAAGGCAAGACCCGCGAGGCGTCAGAAAGACTTATCGCCACCCCGCCCGCTGACGCCAGCGAGGCAGGAATGGCACAAGTCACGGATGAGAACAAGTGGAGAACATTGCTCATACTCTTATTCGCCCAGTTCCGACGCTTGCCGGCTACATCGGCAGCAAACGAGCCCTTGCGAAAGTGCTTGTGCCAATGATCGCTGCCACGCCTCACGAGCTTTATTGCGAGCCGTTCTTGGGCATGGGCGGTATTTTCTTTCGGCGCGATACCAGGCCGAAAGTCGAGGTAATCAACGACCTCAACAGCGATGTTGTGACCTTCTTTCGTATCCTTCAGAACCATTATCAGGCGTTCCTGGATACGCTCAAATGGCAGCTGGCAAGCCGGGCTGAGTTTGAGCGTTTGCTAGGCATGGACCCAGATCGCTTGACCGATCTTCAGCGCGCGGCACGGTTTCTCTACGTTCAGCGCATGAGCTTCGGCGGCAAAGTCGTCGGACGTACTTTCGGTGTAGATATGCGCAACTCAGCGAAGTTCGACATCACCAAGCTTGTCCCGCTTCTGGAAGCGGCTCATGAGCGTCTTTCTGGCGTCTATATCGAGCGCTTGCGCTGGCAGGATTTCATCGAGCGCTGGGATCGCGCGCACGCGCTGTTTTTCTGCGATCCACCGTATTTCGGCGTTGAGGACTACTACGGCAAAAACCAGTTCCAGCGCGATGAATTCGCTGCGCTGGCTGACAAGCTACGTCAGATCAAAGGGCGGTTCATTCTTACGCTCAACGATGTTCCTGATATTCGGAAGCTGTTTGCCTGGGCCAAGATCGAGCCGGTGCGGTTGAACTATACAGCAAGCGGCAAAGCCACCGAGGCGCATGGAATCATCGTCACAATGGGCAAAAAATGAAACTGAAGGCGGAAGAAGTCCATTCACTTAAAATCGACGCCTTCATCGAGTGGGATGAACTGAGAACTATCATCGGCGAGGCGGTTCGTTCGGCATTTATTAGCTCTGGCCATAAAGGCTCTTGTCCGCCGATTAAGATAGAAATCGAACAATGCACAGAAGGGTCTCCTCCCTATAGCGTCAGCCGATGGCGGGCGCGAGTGCATGGCGAGGCAGATCTATGAGCGGCTGGATTGGCGTCGATCTAGACGGAACCTTAGCGCGTTATGACGGCTGGAAAGGCGTCGACCACGTTGGTGAACCTATCCCGGCTATGTTTCGCAGGGTCGAGGAATGGCTCCGGCGCGACATTACCGTGAAGATATTCACCGCTCGCATAGCTGTCCCAGAGCCAGACCGATCAGCCGTTATCCGATCAATCCACGAGTGGTGCGAGCGCCACGGATTGCCGCGCCTCGACATTACCAACGTCAAAGATTTGGCCATGGCCGAGCTTTGGGATGATCGAGCCGTGCAGGTCGTTATCAACACCGGCCGACGAGCGGACGGTCGCTAAATGCAAAAAGTCCAGAATACAGTGTCAAAAAGTCCAGAATGTTTGGGCGCGCTACAAAATTGCATAAG